AGCAGCACCACAGAACATAGAGTAAGCGTAAATATTACCAGCTGCGTTAGTAATAAGGAAATTGCTAAGTTCTGGTATTACAATCACCATTACACCCTCAATAGTTCCTTTGTACATAGAACCATAAAGAATTGATGGTTGATCTTGATTCTCAATTACACCTCTGCTTATTTGTGCTTGCCATACTGGATCAGCTGCAAGCTTATTATAAGTCTCAGGAGCTATAAAGAGTACATAACGCTTATCTTCGAAGCCCATATGAGTTTTATATTTATAAGGTCTAACAGATGATTCTTTTACTGTATAAGTAGCGTTACTTATTGTTAAACTTTGACCTGTTGCAGCTTGGTTAAACAACTGACGTATATGTGATACGTTCATTGTATTAGTAGCTACTGGGAAGTTTGCAACAAGTAATGCACTAGCAAGATCAGCATAAGTAGTCCTAGAGTTACCGCCAGCAAGGTTTGGATCACCAATCAATATTCTAGATCTTGAAACCCCACCTGTTGCTTGATCAAGACGAGATGCAAGTATTCTACTTCTTAAATCAGAATAATTAAATTGTTGATTTAGACTAGGACTAATACCAGCTGCACCACCATCAAAAGCAAGTGCAAATGATTGTAGAATCCTTTTTGTATTGAGCATATCTGCTTGGGATAATAAGTCTGCTCTAACATCAGATTCAAGATTAAACTTAGTTTGTAAACTCATAAGTTGAGCATCAGTTAGTAAAGTTGCAAATCTTATTCTACCAACATCTACCATGTCGCTAACATAAGTTAACTCTTGTTCATTACCCTCTAATTGTTCATTACCAATTGCAACAGCAGGGTCAAAAGTTTGTCTAAGCGGAAATACAATACGATCACCATCGCCTTTGTTTTCCATTTTGTTATAAATAACAGCATCACTACCACCCATGAAACGGGCAAAGTTAGTAACGTTTCTATAATCCTGTAAATAAGGAATTAATACATTTTTTTCAAACAGTTGAGTTTGAAATAAATTATTACGATCCAATGTCGCCATTTTTAGTACCTTTCTTTTTTTTGAATGTTAAAAAATATTAACTTTAAGTTAAAACCTAAAATTTTATTAATTAAATTCCAAGAACGGGAGAAATCTTTTAAAGCGAAGTTATGAGGGAGAAATTATTGTTAAAATAAAGGTAAGGATAAACCGCCTTTATTATTAACAGACAAAATGCCTCTCTTCCTTTGAAGAAATGCCATTGTTTCTAATTTTGCCAAATATCAGCAAAGTTTTTAGTCTTTGGAGCGTGTGCAAGGTTCGAAACTTTAGAATTTATTGACCTATTATGCACTATCCCTTCCGTTGTGTCAACCTCGCTTTCAAGCTCTTTATTACGCTTTTCAAGCCTTTCTATTTTAGCATGTAAAGATTTAATAAACGGGATAATACCACCGCTTTTTGTTGCTCCTTTATAAACTGTTTCGTAAATTTCAGAGCCAGTAGTAATTATATGATCAATTACTACTTCAGGGCTTTCTTCCTGTATGTAAGTAACTATCTTTTCTTGTTCATCTTGAGGTAATAGGGGAAAGAATCCAAAAAAAGCTTGGTATTTTTCATCTAATTCCGAAGTTTTATTATATTTCTTAAATATATTAAATTCTTTATCAAGATTAGACTTAAGCTGAGCGTAAGAATTGCCTTTTTGATTAGCTAGTGGCTCTTCTTCGTTTATAGCGGCTTCATCAAAAGCTTTCAATGCTAAACCTGCTTCATCCTCATTTATAAGCGAATCTTCCTGCAATTTAGATAAAAACTCGGTTATTTTCTTTTTAGCATTAACATAAGCAGCATTTTTCTTATGCCCCCAAGATTTTGCATCATTTAATTGCTTTTTTAGTGATTCATATTCAACCTTTAAATCAGCTTTTAACAGCTCTTTTTGCTGCTTTTCTTGGACTTCTGAGTCTTTTGATGTTTCTTCTCCCCTTTCTCGTTCTTCTCGTACTTCTTGTTCTTGCTCATCTTTGACCTCTACTTTTTGTACTTCTTTGTCTTGTGGCTCTTTATCTTCTACTTTCGCCTCACCTAGAAAAATTCTAGCAAAAGCATCATCTATATTCGTTTTATTCAAATCTTGAGTCATATATTTATTTTGTATTTGTTTGATTGTTTGGTATCTCTTCTTGGACTTGCGCCTCGGTTTGCCCACCCTGTCCTTGCATCATTTTTAAAAATGCCTCATTCAAAGCATAACTATCTGATTCAGTAAAACCTAATTTTTTTAGGAATAATGGCTCAGATAAAATAAATGCTGGGTTAGGACTACTAAGTAAAGCTTCAAATTTAGCAGCTTCTTCTTCATGAGAAGTAGCAAAATTTGGTGCAAAATCAGAAAAGATTTGAAAATTAATAGTTGATATTTCATCACTTAAATATCCCTGATTAAATTTATTATCTTTGTAGTAATTAAACGCATATTGTAGGTTTTTAATACCTCTGATTGTATCAAGGACTAATTGCCCTTCAGAAAATAACATGTGTTCATAAGTTGCATGCAAAGGATTCTGAGTTCTTGCAGCATTTACGGCTCTTGCTTGAATAGCAACGCCGCTTACTGCATTAGTTTGTTCTCCTTTTAGTTCATCAAATAACTGGGTTCTTTGTTCAAACTCTAAATCAATTCTAGTTAACGTTCTTTCTAAAAACGGCAATAAAGTTTCAGAATTAATTAATTGTACTTGATGAGGGTTTTTAGTGAAAATCATCCCATCACGTCTATTAAGTTCTCCCCGCAATATTGGGCGCATCTTCTCGAGATTTACATTATCCTCATCAATAATTAAATATTTTGAATTAAGACCATGAATTGTTTTAGTCCACACATAATTTAAACATGTGGAAAGAGGAATAAGTCCATCAACTACGCCGTAAGGAATACCTAAATAATTTCTTTTCAAACATAATGGGATTAATGGAAAATGTTTTTGATTAGGTATTTGCCCATCTATAGGTCCATGTTCTAAAAGTACATCAGCACAAAAAACCCCTTTCCAAATTTGTGTTCCCTCTATCTCTTTTATGCTACTACCAGCTACTTTTTTACTTTCTGCCACCTCTTTATCAAAAGTAGAGAAGTATTGCTCGGTAACAACTCCATCAGGAGTATCAGGAGAAAAGGCAACTATTGCTTCATAATATTTAACATTCTTTTTATAATATACTTCAACAATACGTGCTGACCTACCAAGTACCCATAATTCTTCTAATCCGTCCCCATGATTTAAATCAGAATAAGGAATATAATCATCTCTAATTGCTCCTGCTCCGCCGCTAGCAAATTCTCCTGTGGAATTAGTACCAGCGGGCTTGCCAATTAAATTATCAAAATATTCGGTATATTTAGGATAGCGTTTTTTTAGTTTTGTCCCATTAACAAAATAACTACGAGCAACAAACTGTGAATCTTCCATACGCGCAGTCTGGTCATCTGGATCAAAATAAACTTCTCGTGGGTCTACGTGATCATAGAAAAAAGTTGTTGTGCAATCTGACTCATAACCAAAATGAGACCATCCAAGACCTCCTATTAAAGCATCAGTATATTTTGCCGTAGATTTGTTTTGAAAATTATTTTGAGCTTGAATAACATAAAGCATATTATTTAAGTATTCAGCAAGTACATCATGTTTTGTAAATGCCGTAGTAGCTTTATAAGCTATTCTTTTTCTTGCTGCTATTTGCAAAGAAACATAAGTAGTAACTATAGGCTCTATCCTGTTAACAACAAAAGGCATAGCTCCAACGTCTGCAAACTCACGTTTTAATTCTTCATTCCATTGATCACCATAATAGAATTTAAGGTTTTCATCATATTGCAAACGCCATTTTTTACGTATTTCTGAATTTGCAGAATAATAAAAATAGTCTTTTAATTCCTGTAATACTTTTGCTTTAGCTGGAGTTAGATTTATCATATTTCGCAAGGTTCATTATTTTTTAACTGACGTTTTCTACTTCTTCATATCCACTGATAATACAATCAAATTTATCATCATATCCACTAGAATAACAAATCAAACTATCTCCATCAAAAAGCCTATGTTCTACAACTTCAGAAGAATTACCGTAAATAATAGCTAACAGATCGGTACTTTGATTTGGTAATATTAAAAGATTTTCTTGTATAAAAGCTTCTTGTATCGGGTTTTCTAAAAGAGCTATTACTTGCAAACTTACTCTAATATTCCTACCAGATTTATTACAACATCTAATTGACTTGATAACTACATTGCCCTCAGAACTAAAAAGAGCAGTTTTAGAATCACTTAAATTATTAAATAATAGTCTGATAGGTCTGATAAAGTTCATACTATTTCTTTAAAATAATCCTGTAATTTATCGTATTTTTGTTCCAAGATTTCCTTTTCTTCTAATGGCATTTCTGCTCCAGTACTTTTATAAGAGTAATAGTCCATTACCCCTTTTTTTAAAAAATCTGCTAAAATACCAAAACTAGCAACTTTCTCAGAACATTCACACATTAAAGCATAATCTTTTAAATTCTTATTTTCCATTTTCTATGCCCCTAAGATTTTTTCTAAAGCAGCTATTTGCTCTTTAATAAGATTAATATCATTTATAACAATAGCTTTACGTGAATCTGTAGCAATAGTTGGTTCTCCAGAAAAATACAAAGCTGCGTCACTATATAAAGCTTGAACGTATTTAGGTAAGAGTTGAATAATCGTATTTTGGTCTTCAATTTTATTTTCCATAATTACTCCTTATCACTTATTAGTTTTTTATATTCGTTAAGAGCATTTTCAATATTGGTAAAATCCTCAACTAAACATTGTTTGCGAACATCCGTATTGTTAGTTAAATACAAATTAGTATCAATTATAATGCTATTTGATGCTGTTGATAATTTAACAGCTAAATCCTCTAATTCCTGTTTATTCATTTCTTAACTCCTAGTGTGTTTATTTCTTCTAAAATGGTTTTTAGATTTGTAATGTCATCGTTAATTTCACTTAAAGCCTTTAACGCCGCTTCAAGCATTGTTTTCGTATTATCATTGTTTAAATTTAATCCCCCCGCAAATATATCAGGAGCATATTGTCTTAAAGTTGATATGTCTGATGAGAGCCAGTTTATGTATTCAATCCCAGTAGGATTTATGGGAATAATATTTGGTACGACTGGATCTGGTTGATTATATAATATGAAATAGGTTTCTTTTAACATGTCATAATCTAAAGTACCTAATTTTTGTATTAACATATCAGCAGCATCAGGATTATTTTTGCGTATTTCTTCTTCTGCAAAAGTTTTGTTTTGAGTAACAAATGCTGTTAAATCAGTTACAAAGTTTTCCTCTGTTAAAGAATCTACTACAAGAGATAATTTTTCACTTAAATAGAATTGCGCAAAATCTGTTACAATCCATGTTTTCGCTTGTTCTTTTGACATATTTTTACTTTTTTGTTGTTAACTTAAATTGGGATTTATTAATAATATTAATAAGACAATATTTTGAACGAATGAGTAGTTTTCTTCAAAATATAATCTTGCAGTTGTATTGGTCATTGTAAGTACAACAGGTACCTGTATATCATTAGCAGTAGAACTACCAGTATTGGTGTTTACAGTAACAAAAACAAAAGGTGTATATGATTTATCTGCAAAGGTGATATCTATAAAACTATCGCCTCCAATATAACCATTTCTTTTGGTTGCACTTAGTATTGCACCTGAGACTGTCAAAGCTACAGTTCCTGTAGTTCCTCCAACATCTCCTACAACTACTTGACCTGTTCTTATATTATTTCTTAGATTACTATCTACAAAAGTCTTATTACAAACATGATTACCTTGCGTAGGAGCTGTGCTAGTAGATAATTTATAAACCCCAAGGTCTACATCATTGTTTACTTGAAATTCATTTAGCTTTTTGTTATCTAACTGGCTTTTTGTTACTGCATGAGTAGATAAAGTACCATTTGAAATACTTAAAGGACTATTAAAACTAGCAGTAATAACGTTATTAACTAGGTTAGCACTAAAAAGTGTAAAAGTTCCAGGGTTGTTATATCCATTAACGAAATTCATCTTTATAGACTGATAATTACTGATAGACGTTGTGTCTATATCATACTCCCATTGAAACTGATTGTCGGTAAGAGATTTACGGGCTATTCTATCAATAAATTTTCTAATTAGAGCGCTAGTATCACTTAGAATCGTGTTGTGATACGAAACTAACTGCCCTGTATCAACATTTAAGTTATAAGTCCAAGTCTGAGTATTATCTACATTGTCTATAGTTTGAAATCTATTAAAACTAGTAGCTATAGTATCAGTACCACTACCAATTACAGAACCTGTTAAGTTAATAGTACTTCCTGC